CTTCCATATGGACTTGAATGTTCCTTACCAAGACTTAACATATGAACATATATGGTACTTGAACCCGCAGTTTAACTTAGACAATGAAGAAAAGATATGGGCAATACGTATTAAACCCAATACCTCATTGGGAGTTAAAGACATGGGTTACGTAATGCCCAAGTTAGAATTTAATCCCGATATACCTGATATTGACTTCCATATGGACTTGAATGTACCTTACCAAGACTTAACATATGAACATATATGGTACTTGAACCCGCAATTTAACTTAGATAGTACAGAAAAAAGTACAGAAAAAATATGGGCAATACGTATTAAACCCAATACCTCATTGGGAGTTAAAGACATGGGCTACGTAATGCCCAAGTTAGAATTTAATCCTGACATACCTGAAGTAGATTTCCATATGGACTTGAATCTTCCTTACCAAGACTTAACATATGATCATATATGGTACTTGAACCCGCAATTTAACTTAGATAGTACAGAAAAAATATGGGCAATACGTATTAAACCCAATAACTCACTGGGCGTTAAAGACATGGGTTATATATCACCTGTGTTAGAATTTAATCCTGAGGTACCCAATGTTAAATTTGATATTAATTTTAGATTGCCATATCAAGATCTCCTTTATGAACATGTCTGGTATTTAGATTCACGGCTAACGTGGTCTGTGGATAAAATATGGGTTGCCAGAATTAAGCCTAAGAATGTTCTTGGCGTCAAGGACATGGGCGACGTAATGCCACTGATAGAATATAATCCGGATATACCTGATATTGATTTTGTAGTTAATAATATTCCAGTGTATTATGACAGTGACTATCAATATGACTTAGTTTGGTACCTAGAAGATAAGTTTGTCTTAGATGCAGACAAAGAGAAAATTTGGGCTATGCGTATTAGATCAAACGCACCTGTGGGAACAAAGGACATGGGCGTTATAAGTCCTAGGTTTGAATACAATAGTGATATACCACTAGTGGATTTTGATGTTGAAATTAAGATTCCTTATCAAGATTTTTGTTATGATCACACTTGGTATTTGGATCCATTGTTTACCAAAGGTCTAGACAAAGATATCTGGGTCTTAAAAATGGCATCAAGGTCTTTTAACGGCACTAAAAATATGGGTTATATTATGCCTAAGTTTAATTATAATCCAGACATACCAAAAATAGATTTTAGATTTATTTCTATGCCAGATCTGGCATACTTAGATTTCGTTTATGAATTAAATTGGTATTTGCCAGAGGAATACAGTGATGATTCAGGTAAAACGTGGGCAATGAAATTAAGCCCCGTAAGTGACCGAGCATTGATACGACAAACACAGTATAAAGACATGGGGTTTGTTGAACCAGTATTTGATACAGAATTCAATCCTGAATTACCAGCTTTGCATTATGATATATCAAATAAGAAGATTCCTTATTTTGATTTTGCCTATGACTTAGTTTGGTATGTCGATCCAAAGTATGCCAATGGCAAAGAAGATATATGGGCCTTTAAGATCAAAGCACATAGTTCAATTGGTGACAAGCATATGAGTTTCATTAAACCAATGATCGATACTGATGTAGTTTTTATAAGCTATAATGAAGCTAATGCAGAAGAAAACTGGCAAAGGGTTCGTGAAAAGTTTCCAAAAGCAAAACGTGTGGACAAAGTTAAAGGTATCTTTGAAGCGCATAAACGTGCCGCTGAAATCGTAGACACTGAAATGTTTTATGTTGTTGATGGTGATGCAGAAATCATTGATGCATGGAATTTTAATTTTATTCCCAGTGTGTTTGATTTAGATGTAGTACACTTATGGACTAGTAGAAATCCCATTAATGATTTAGAATATGGATATGGTGGTGTTAAGCTATTCCCAAGAAAACTATTACTAGAGGCAACTACATGGCGTGTGGACTTAACAACTGGGCTTGGTAAATTGAAGTTGATCAATGAAGTAAGTAACATTACAGCATTTAACACTGATCCATTTAATACTTGGCGCAGTGCGTTTAGGGAATGTGCAAAATTATCTGCCAGCACAGATCATGATGCTGAAACTAGATTAAATATTTGGTGTACAATGGGCAGGGATAAACCCTATGGAGAGTATGCACTTAGTGGCGCGGCCCAGGGTAAGTTATACGGGTCTGAAAACAAAGATGATGTTGAAAAATTAAAATTAATTAATAATTACGAATGGATGAAAAATGAGTTTACTAAATTCTATCAATAATGGTTTGGTAGTGTCAAGGTCTAGCCAAACAGGCTCATCACTGGTGAGAAATAATACGATTAAATTGTCATTTAAAGATATTCCTGCGGTATTTCTTAGTTATGACGAACCTAATGCTAATGTTAACTTTGATAAGTTAAAAAATGGGCATCCTAATCCAGAAATGATACGTCGTGTTCATGGCGTTAAGGGACTAGATGCTGCACATAAAGCCTGTGCTGCACATGCCGTCAATGATAGATTCTTTACCATTGATGGCGATTGTGCAGTAGATCCTGAAATATGGAAAGAGGAAATGGTTTTAGATGCCAAAGACGTACAATGTACATTTAGCTGGAGCAGTCGTAATATTATCAATGGGCTAGTTTATGGAAACGGTGGTATTAAGTTATGGTATGCTCCCTATGTGTTAAACATGCGAACACACGAAGCGGCAGATCCCGATGATAATGACAATAATGTAGATTTTTGCTGGGACGAAAAAAATTATAAACAAATGAACTATACATATGGCACCGTGATGAATAATGCAACTGCATTTCAGGCATTTCGTGCTGGATTTCGAGAAGGCGTTAAGATGGGTTTAGATCAAGGACATAAAGTTGATGTAGACAAATTTAAAAACAAGATGTATCCAGGAAACTATGCACGATGGCTTATTTGGATGACGGTGGGCCGTGATGTTACAAACGGATTTTGGGCAATGTATGGGGCTAGACTGGGGGCACACAAATTATATATTGAAAATTTTGACCATAGCCTGATTAGCGACTATGATTGGTTTAAGGATTATTGGAATAGTTTGTATAATAATGTAACTAATCATGAAGGCCACGCCAATGAAATTCTAATAGAATTAAAACAGAATTTGTCATTACCATTGGTGGAATTGACAGCAGATCAAAGTTTATGGTTTAAGCATGTCAATATCAGTCCTCCTAAAAACTTTGGATGGCCCTCAATGTTAAATCATAGTGCCTTACCTTTGTTTGGATTCACTTTACCAAAATGGAATTAATATGACACCAGTATACTTTTTATATAACGACGAAGCAAATTCAGAAGCTAATTGGTTTCAATGTCAAAAGCAGTCTGACAGTAGTGTAGCATTTAAAGCAGTGGGCACTATTTTTGAAAGCCATAAAGCAATAGCAGAACATTGTCAACAAGACAGATTTTATGTTGTAGACGGTGATAACTATGTGTTAGATAATTTTCGATTTGACAAAGTGATTGACCTTAAGCCACGCAGTGTGGCAGTATTCCGCAGCAAGAATCCCGTTAATGGCCTAGTTTATGGACATGGTGGAATTAAATTATTTTCTAAAGATTGCTTCAGTGTTGAAAGATTAGATCGTGCAGACATGACTACCACACTGGCTGATGCTTACATTAAGGTAAACATACTGGCCAGTGAACATAGATTTAACTATTCACCATACAGTACTTGGCGAACAGCGTTTAGGGAAGCAGCAAAACTAAGTTCAGGTATTATTAAAAATAACAACGACGATGAAAGCCTAGCCAGGCTGCAAATGTGGCTCAATGCCGGCAATGAATCACAGTATGGATATTTTAGCACACAAGGTGCTAGAATGGGTGAACGCTATGCTAGACGTGACGGTGTTGACCTTACAGTGATTAATAATTTTGCCTGGCTAGAACAACAATTCAGAGACTGGTGCGGTGTATAGATATACTGAGTTAGAAGTTGTGCATTTAGAAATGACAGAAGCATGTAATGCCAGCTGTCCCATGTGCGCTCGTAACTTAAATGGCGGCGAAGTTAATCCTTACTTGCACAATAGAGAACTTACTATACAAGATATTGAACGTATATTTCCTGTAAGTTTCGTTGAGCAACTCAAACGGATCTATATGTGTGGCAATTACGGTGACCCCGCAGTGGCAAAAGATACTCTAGAAGCGTTTAAATATTTTAGACAGCATAACGCTAACATTAATCTCAGTATGCATACCAATGGCAGTATGAAAAAGCCTGACTGGTGGGCAGAACTTGCTAGAACCATTGGGCGCAAAGGTTATGTAATATTTGGCTTAGATGGATTAGAGGATACCAATCACTTATACAGGCAAGGCACAGTGTGGCCTAATATTATGCGTAATGTTGAAGCCTTTATATCAGCAGGTGGTAGAGCACGTTGGGACTTTATAGTATTTGCACACAATGAGCATCAAGTTGAACAGGCGGAACAACTTAGTAAGGACATGGGCTTTGAAAAATTCCAGTACAAAAAGTCTGCACGTTTCTTCAGCAATACTAGAGCACAGACTAAAGATGCACACCAAGCACAAAATCGCAAAGGCACGACTACATTATTACAAGCACCCACCAACCCAAAATACCGTAATGCTGTGTTAGACAAGTTAAAAGAAGCTGCAAAAAATGTAGATGAAACAAAGTTAACAGTGGACACCATCGTTAATATCAGTAGACTAAGTGAAATACAGGGTAATCAAAACTTTAGCACTGATGCCGCTAAGAAAAAACCAGTGGAACATATATGGGACGAAGCACTTATTGACTGTAAAGTAGCCAAAGAAAAAAATGTATATGTCACTGCTGAAGGTATATTGCAACCCTGTTGTTGGACTGCGGGGCAAATGTACCTATGGTATTACAAACCCAAAGGCGCACAAATATGGAAGTTTATAGACCAGGTTGGATTGGATTCGTTGAATACTAAATATTATTCAGTGCAGCAGATTGTTGAAGGGGATTTTTTCCAAAAGACCATTCCTGAAAGTTGGTCAAAACCCAGCTGTGCTGAAGGTAAAAGTGCAATGTGTGCTAAAATATGTGGCACAAAATTTGACGCATTTAATGAGCAGTTTAAAACGTAATGAAGCCTATTAAAATTTATAACGACAGTAACAGATTTACAGTAGACTGGACTATTAATACACTTTGCACTTACAAATGTTCATATTGCCATCCTAGCTTACATTCAGGAAAAAATGTATTCAAAGACAAAGAAACAGACAAAAAAACTGTACTGCAATTTTTAACAAGGCTGCGGGATCAAATAAAAGGCAGGCCAGTACATATGTGGATTGGTGGCGGTGAGCCCACTATAAGTCCAGTGTTTGAAACAATTATCGATTTTTTAGATGAAAATGGGTGGCATATGCATCTTAACACCAATTGCACTAGAAGTATGGACTGGTGGGAGGAATATGCGAAAAAGATATACAAAGTTACCGTTAGCTATCACCCTGAAGGCACAGACACGTTGATTTTTGACAAAGTAGAATACATTAGCAGTCAAACAAACATAGGCGTTTTTACTTTAATGTATCCACCACTCTGGGATAATGCCGTGTCAGCTTATTATAGGTTTAAGAACATGGAACGTGTTACAATAGCCCCTAGTAGAGTGTTCAGGCGTGAAATAATAGGCAACAATGATATAAGCTACGACTATACGGAAGAACAGTTACAATGGCTTCAAGATCATAGCGAAGTTATTTTTAGAGATGGTGTTAAGCCAGAAAATCCTAATAATAGGTACGGCACAACATTTGTTGAGTACAATGATGGCACTGTAAAGCCATTGGATGAAGTTGAATTTACTAATAGTAGAAAAAACAAATTTGCCGGCTGGGATTGTACCATGGGTGTGAATCATTTATTCATTAACAAGGATTGGGATATCGCAGAATCTGCCTGCACCACAGCTAAGTTTTTTTCTAATGTGGCAACATTCACCGAGTTGCCTAAAAAGAACGTTATCTGTGCCAGTGAATACTGTATGTGTACAGCAGACGTAATGATACCAAAACAAAAACACGACTCTTTGTTCAATAAAGTTTATTAAAAATATTAAATACAATTATGGCAGACTTTCCTAGTAAAACATTTTGTATCTTACCATGGATACACCTAAGTACAAGACCCAACGGGCATATGCGTGTATGCTGTACAGCAAATGCCAGTAGCGTCGGCGCTACAAACGATAGAGTTCATGGTGGTGAAGTTGGAGTGTTAAAACAAGCTGACGGTAAACCAGCCAACTTAAATGTCACTGACTTTTTAACAAGTTGGAACAATGACTATATGAAAAATACTAGGTTAGCAATGCTAGCCGGTGAAGAACCAGCCAGTTGTATTAAATGTTATAAAGAAGAACGTGAAGGCCACAGAAGTAAGCGCCAATGGGAAACAGAATACTGGATGAAACGTGTTGATGTTGACCAACTAATCAAAGACACTGACACTAATGGAGGCATACCTCCTAAGATTAGTTATATTGACATGCGCTTTGGAACCAAATGTAACTTGGCCTGTGTAATGTGTAGCCCACATGACAGCAGTTTATGGATTCCAGAATGGCAAAAAGTTTATCCACAGGTTCAAAACGAAACACTAAAACAAACCATGGGCTGGGATAACAAAGGCAGTGTCAATGGAGCAAGCTATAATTGGCATAAGAATAATCCTAAGTTTTGGGAACAGTTATGGGATCAAGTACCTCATATGAAACAGCTTTATTTTGCTGGTGGGGAGCCTTTGATCATTGACGAGCACTACGATATATTAGAACAATGTATTCGTCAAGGCTATGCCAAAGACATGGAAATACGTTATAACAGCAACGGTGTAGAGTGGCGTGAGGATTTATTTGAACTGTGGAGTCACTTTAAGCTAGTTCGTTTTCATTATAGCGTTGATGCAGTGGGTGAGCGCAATAGTTATATTCGTTATCCCAGTAAATGGACCCGCACCGTTGAAGCGTTTCACCAGTTAGATCAAGAAACTACTAACAATGTGGAAATAACTATAGCATGTGCAGTGCAAGCACTTAACATTTATTATATTCCAGAATTTTTGCAATGGAAATTGCAACAAAATTTTAAAAAGATTAATATGTGGCCTTTTGGTGCAGGTGGAATCAACTATCATTTTGTTTATCATCCCCCACACCTTAATGTTAAAATATTGCCAGCTTGGTTTAAAGATGAGATCGAAGCCAAGTATGAAGAATTTATTCCATGGTGGGACAAGAATTGGGAGTTAGGAGTCCCCACTTGGCACAAGGGCAAAATTGATAAAGACACGTGGTTAAATGCTGACTACGGTGTCAAAAGACTGCGTGGTATGGTTCGCTTTGCTAAAAGTGAAGATTGGAGTCGCCGTTTACCAGAGATGAAAGAATACTTAGAATTATTAGACAAACAGCGGGGAACAAGTTTTTATGAAACGTTTCCAGAGATGAAGGATATATTCAGGGATGTATAGTAATACAACTTTAGTGGCCATTGGTGACAGTTTTATTTACGGACACTATGAAGATGATTTAAATTATAATTCCTGCTGGCAACGAAGTTGGGTTAAGAAATTAGAAAAAATTGGCAATTTTAAAACAAGCATTAATATGGGCGCTCCTGGTGGATGCAATGCTAGGTCATACCGAATGCTAATAAAATTTTTAGAAGATATATATGACTCTAAGGAAAATTATTTATTGATATACGGCATCACCGACATGAGTAGGTTTGAGCTGCCAGTTTTTAACGAAGATGTTATCAAAAATGAAATACCAAT